ATCTGGCCGTAGCACCCCCTCTTTCCCCCTTGCATCCCCCAATCTCTCCCATGATGGTGAGAGAGTGAGAGAAAATATCTCTCTCACCTCACCTCACCTCACCTCACCTCACGGGGGTACGGGGGATAGGAGTATGAGGGAAGGGGGACTAGGGGGTGAGATACCGCCAGATTCATGCCCTGGTCCACCCTCCAAATACGCCCGAGATCCGGGTGAACCCCATTACCACCAGGACCCGAGCGCCCTTGCCACCCACCTGCAACGCTTCCTCGGCTTGCGTGGCGCAAAGAACCTGGTGGAACGATACGGAGTAGCGCTCGTAAACGAAGCCCTGGAGCAGATGGAGGGCAACAGCGAACTGAAAAACCCCGCAGCGTTCCTGGTCTGGCTGGTCCGCCAGCTCGCACAGGAGGTACCCCAGGCAGACAGCCGTGAGAAGTCCGTGAGACCCTATCAGCAAAGGTCGGGGCATCCACAACAGGAGGTGCCCCATGGAGACCACTAAAGCCGTCGCCGCCTTCCTCACCAGCCGCGTGGCAAAGAACGTCACGCTGAAGACCCGCTCCAACTGGCGCTGGGCCCTGAATCACCTGGGCCACCTCCAGGAGCTCCCCACCGAACCCTTCGAGGTAGAGCTGGTCCTGGCCGAAGCCACCGGCCGCCTGGGCACCGAGAGCATGTTCACCCTGTACCGCCGCCTCAAGGACTTCTTCGAGTGGACCGGCACCCGCTACCAGGTCCCCAACCCCTTCCTCAGGGCCAACCCCTACGGCAGCAAGCCCCAGCTCCTCATCCAGCCGCCGGTCCGCCCCGAGCTGCTACCCAAGATACTCAGCCCCGACCAGCTCCGCCTACTCCTCCACCCCGGCAGCCGGTCCCCCAGGGACCGCCTGATGGTCCTTCTCCCTCTCGACACCGGCCTACGCCTGGCGGAGATCGCCACCATCGACAAAGCTAACGTCTCCCCTGACCTGCTCCGGGTCCAGGGCAAGGGCCGCCAGTTCAGAGACGTCCCCCTGAGCCGTGAAATCCTTCACGACCTGCTCTACATCGGCAACAGCCATAACCCCTGGATCAGCAAGCGCACCGGTGCACCCCTGACCAAGGACGGCGTCCAGCTCGCCTACCGACGCATCTTCGCCCGCTCCGGCGTCGAAGGCAGCGTCCACCACCTCCGCCACACCTTCGCCACCATGTACCTGCGACGAGGGGGCAACCTTGAATCCCTCCGACGCATACTGGGCCACCGCAGCATCAAGACGACCGAAATCTACCTCCACCTGGTCACCAGCGACCTGGTGGACTCCCACCGCGACACCTCGCCGGTCCACCAGTTCTACACCACCCAAGGGCGGCTGCTATGATCGTCACCTCCCACGACCAGACCCGTTTCACGAACCTAGTCTGCATCAACTGCCAGACGGTCCTACACATACACCAACCCCAGGCTGAGAGCGTTCTGCAGGACCAACTAGCCTACACGGTCTGCAAGAACTGCCACACGCCGCTTCTGCTCCCCACACGCTCTGACGTCCTGGCCCTTATCCTCGACACATTCTTGAGCGGCGACACCAGCCCATTCCCCCTGTTGCCTCTGCCAGCGCACACCTGCGGTCGAAACCAGGAGCAACCATGAGCCGCCTGACCATCGCTATCGCCGCCCAGATCACCAGCCAGCGCCACCGCGGGCTAATCAGCTACTATTCCGGCTGGTATCACATAGTCCAGTTAGCCATCCCGCCGTCCCTTCTATGCGGCCGACCACCCGGACGCCACCCGACCAGATGGAACCCACAACAGGTCATGAAGAACACCGATGACCCACGATCAAACGGCGTCTGGCTCTGCGACGAGTGCTGGTCAAGGTACATAGACGACCAAGCGCGCAAGACAGACGCGCAGCACGGCTTTTACTCTCCGCCACCACTTACACAATCCGACACAACTCATTGACACTTTATGCACAACTGGCTACCCTTGATACCATGCCGCAAAACGAGCACACCAACACCTTCCACTTCGTCGCCAGCACCGGCGACGCCGATCGCAACGGCAACGTCCTGGACCTGGACGGCTGGGACCTGGCCAACTACCGGGCCAACCCGGTCGTCCTCTTCAACCACAACTGGGACCTGCCCCCGGTAGGCCGCACCTCCCGGCTGTACACCGAGGGCAACCGTCTCCTGGCCCAGGTGGAGTTCGCGCCAACTCCCCTGGGCCAGGAGCTGGCCCTACTCAACGCCGACGGCTACCTGCGGGCCATCTCCGTCGGAGCCAGGCCCCTGGAGTGGGAGATCAGGCGCCACCCCGAGCACGGCTTCCCCATCGGCATCCACTCCCACCGCCACGAGCTGCTAGAACTATCCATCGTGGCCATCCCCGCCAACCCCGCCACGGTCCGTGCCGCCCTCCAGACCGACTGCCAAGACCCAAAGTGCCCAGTCCACCACGCCGACCAAGCGCCTTACTGCGCTTACGGCCCCAACCAGCCGGACCTCCCCCAGGGAGCCATCCTTTCCTATCTGGCAAATCCACGCCCAGCCGAGGCCTCGGCCTCAGCCGACCTCCAGGCCTTCCGCGCCATCGACCGCTCCCAGGGCATCGTTGAGCGCCTACAGGCCATCAACGCCCGTCTAAGGAGATAACCCAATGCCACCAACCACCGACGAGCTAGTCGCCCAGCAGGTCGCTAGCATCCAGGGATTCGTCCAGGAGCGCCTGGAAATCCAGGTAAAGCCCCTCAAGGAAGAGGTAAGCCGCCTGACCGCGTCCCTGGCCCAAGCCCTGGCCGCCCAGAAGGAGCAGCGCCGCGCCGCCCTGGCCGCCAGCATTACCGGCAAACAGCCTCGGGTCCCCTTCGGCAAGTACGCGGGCATGACCCCCCTGGACCTGGCCATTATGTCCAGCGTGTACAAGGCCCAGCCCCCCAGGGTCGACGGGAGCCCGGCTTACCCACGCATGTACGAAGAATGGGGCGCCACCCTAAAAGCGGCCATGGACTCCACCACCGCCACCACCGGCGACGAGCTGGTCAACACCCAGGAAGCCCGCGAGCTGTGGATGGACGTCAACCTGGAAACCGCCGTGGCCAGCCTATTGTCCCGGATCGACATGCCCAGCAACCCATTCGATATCCCGCTCCAGCTCGGCGACGTCAACTGGTACCCAGGCACCGAAAACGTCGCCACCAAGTCCACCAGCCTGGCCACCAAGAAGCAGACCCTGACCGCCTACGAGCTGGTGTCCGAGGTCCCCTGGAGCTTGACCCTCGACGAGGACTCCGTAATCGCCATGATGGAGGAGGTCCGCCGCTCCCTGGTCCGCAACGCCGCCGAGGTTATCGACGACGTGCTGCTCAACGCCGACACCACCGTGACCAACGGCATCAACTCCGACGGCGCGACCATCGCGGCCACCGACGCCGGGAAGGGCCACTGGCTGTTGGGGTTTGACGGCCTCATCCACCTGCCCCTGGTAGACAACACCGCCCAACAGAGCGACCACAACGCCGCGATCAGCGAGACCGGCATGAACAAGCTTCGCCTGCTGGCCGCCCGCTTCGGCGTCAACCCCTCGCAGGCGGTCTACTGCATGGACCTGAACACGTTCATCGCCTCCCAGCTCCTGGCCAACGTCCGCACCCTGGACAAGTTCGGCCCCCAGGCGACCATCTTCACCGGCCAGCTCGGGGCCATGGAGGGCATCCCCATCATCGTGTCCGAGCAGATGAAGCTAACCGCCGCGGACGGCAAGGTCACCGACGGCGTGGCCGGCACCGTGGGCCGAGTACTCCTCTTCAACCGCACCCAGTGGCGAGTCGGTTTCCGACGCCAACTCACGATCGAGACCACCCGAGACATCCAGAAGCGCCAGAACATCATGGTAGTCAGCTTCCGAATCGGCCTCCAGGAGCAGAGCGGCACCAGGTCCACCGCCAAACACACGTCCCTATTATTCAACATCACCGGGGTCACCTAAACGTTATAGGGGCGGGCCAAGCGCCCGCCCCGCAACACAAACGGGGGTGGGCATCGCTACCCACCCCCACCCAAATCGACCCTCTCCGCGGGCGGAGAGGGCAGGGAGAGGTTCTAATGCCCAACGTAATCAAGCACGACGACCCCACCGCCGAGACCGTCGACCGGATGATCGGCCCCACCATCGCCAGCGTAGACCGCGTTCCGGTCAAGTGCATCGTGGCGCCGCTAACGGCGGGCGGCATCAACGCTTTCGCCTTTGCCATCCAGAACCCGGAGGACCGCGACTGCCTGATCGTCCAGCTCATCATCGACATCACCACCGCTGGCGGCACCGCCACCTCGGTCCTCGACGTGGACACCGTTGACGGCGCTACCGCCACCGGCGACGACATCATCGACGGCCTGGACCTCAACGCCACCGGGACCTCCGACAGCATCAAGAACCCCGGGACCAACGGCGACGGCAAGCCCGTGAAGTGGGCCAAGAAGGGCGGCACCCTGGACGACCTGACCGGCAAGATTCTGGTGGCGGCAGCCACCAACCTGGTAGGCCAGGTCGTCGTCAAGTACGTGCCCCTGGGCTAATCCTACGCGCTCCAAAGCACCCTAATATTCTGCGGCCGCATGTTGAAGAGAAGCATTTTGAGCCCTATGCACGTCATCACCGACCTATGCGACGGCAACGCCGCAGTCAGGTGGATACCAGTCACCCAACCCTACCCCAGCGGCCACCAGGCCCCGTTGTTCCACCCCAACTGCCGCTGCATACAGGAGGTGGCCAGCCCCACCGAGCCAGACCCCAGCAACCCCGAGGTCATCCTGCCCTTCTAACACCCTCTCCATCCCTCCAACCCTCTCCGTAAACGGAGAGGGCAGGGAGAGGTAAGAGAGGGAAGGGAGAGGTTCTTATGCCCCTAACACCGCAAGAGGTCCTGATCCAGGCCCTCGACGCCGCCAACTCCCGGCTCAAAGTCGCGCTTGACGAGCTGGGCGCGGCCACCACGGGCGTCGACGCCCTGGCCAACCCCACCACCCAAGGCATCAGGGCTTACACCTACGAGCTGGGCGGGAGCGCCTGGGATCGCGTCCGATCCTACTTCACCCAGTCCACGGCGGGCATCACTGCCAACGGCGCCGGCACCGCCTTAGCCCTCAACACCACCCCAATGTCCAAATTCACCATGATGGTCGACCGGACCGCCGGCACCACCGACGTGGTGGAGATCGACCTGGAAGGCTCCATCGATGGCACGGACTTCAAAGAGATCGCCACCATCACATCTCTAGTCGGCGAGCCCGTGA